TTGATGGTTTCGTTACTCAAGGCGCTGCTGGTGGCAACGCCCCCGACGCTGTGAATAAGTTACGAGAGTTCACAGAGATTCTTGAGAACGCCAGCAAGGCGACGCTCGTAACTGATCTTGTAAACGAGACAGGATTCAATGAGCTGGCGAAAGACATTACGGCGTTCAACAATGCCGTTGATACTCTAGTAGCTAATCCCAACGACATGGCGCAGGACATGAGCAATCTAATCCGGGAGCTTGACGGGATCTTCTCGCAGCCCATCGACAGCTACAATGCTATGTTGAACATGTTTGACATGGGCGCTTTGGATATTCCATATGAAGGAACACAGACTGCTTTGTCATTGCAGCGCCAAGAGAATCGAGAGATTTTGAACGACAGCGTGAGAGGCTGGTCTTTGAGCTACTCTTATCTCGAAGCATCTCAGCTTGACTTTGAAACTGTGCAAGATATAGACGTTGTTTCCTCTCAGCTTGAGGAGCAATATCAGCTTCTACTGGACAGTAACGTAGCGAAGGATGTGCTGGATACAATAACGGATCAGCGAGTTGATACAATAGAGTTGCTCGCTCAGCAGAAACTAACAGCTCGACAAGTCATTGACGTTCGAACGAACCTGACGACCACAAGGCTGCTGGCATATCGCTACTACGGCACCTCCGAAGATGGAGCAACCCTAGCCCTTTTGAATGAGTTGCAATCTCTGGAAGTAGAGGGTGAGGTTTCGATACTGACACCATGACAGAGACTCTAGAAATAGAAGTAGCGGGGAACCTCTACAAGAATTTTACATCCGCCGAAGTAATGATCGGCATGGATTCGCTATCTCGTACTTTCGGTTTTGGTGCGACTAGCGATTCGCCGAACCCTCTCCCATTCTTCAGAGGACAAGCCTGCACGATCAAAGCAGACAATGAATTAGTCCTCACGGGCACAATAGAAATCATCAACGTGTCTGGATCTGCCGAGGAACATACTATCGACATTCAGGGGCGAGACAGAACGGGTGATCTTCTGGACTCCTCCTTAGGCAACATTGGCGATTTCTCTGCTACCGTAAGCTTGTCAACTCTGGCCAAAGCAGTTCTCAAACATCTGGGTATTGATATAAAAGTCATAGACACATTGGACCTAGATCTGTTCGACAAAGCAGAAGACCAGATAACGCCAGATGTGGGTGAAGGCGCTTTCGATTACCTACAGAAATGGGCGCGCAAGCGCAGCGTCCTACTGGCATCCGATCCTGAGGGCAATTTGCTCTTCACTCAGCCAGAGGACGCCACGGACACTACTGAGACTGTTTACTTACGACACCGGGCAGACGACATTCAGAACAATGTAATAAACTACAACGCCACTTTCGATAGCACTGGACGCTATAACCGATACATTGTGACTTCGCAAGGTAATCCTGTGCTCTTCAATAAAGCAGGGAACCGGAGTAACCCTACGCTGACGGATCAAACTGGTGGTGCTATAGAAGACAAAGACGTGAGAAGGGGCAGGCAGCTTGTGTTGATAGCTGAGACTGCTGCTTCTGTTGGCGAGAATACTACCCGAGCCGAGTGGGAAGCGAATGTGCGGTCAGTGAGAGGCCAGACCTATTCCTGTACTGTCAGGGGCTACAGAAACCAGAATGGCGATCTCTGGACACCAGGGGAACTAGCCTTTGTGGATGATGTATTCGCTGGCATTTCAGCAGAGATGCGGATCAATACGGTTATTTTCTCTATGGGTCCTGATGGAGTCTTGACCCAGCTCACTCTTTTGAAGCCTAATGCTTATAAGCTGACTCTAGGTGAGCCAAAGGAGCAGAATGTAGGCGTAGGTTTCCAGATCGGTGGTCCGCTGTTTATCGGCCCGCCTGCGCCTCTTGAGGAAGAATAATGAGTATCGGCGACAAGATTCAAAGAATAATTCGCTGGTGCTTTGTCAGCAAAGAGTCAGCCGATACAGGGGATTTTCCTGTGCAGCAAATCTCATACATGGCTAAGGTAACTGAGTCACCAGCCTGGTATCCTTATGGCTATCATGCAGTTGCGAGCAAAGATGCTCTTGGTCTGATGCTGACTCATCAGGGCGGCACGCATGTCCATCTGCCAGGTAGCCCCCGCGACAGGATTTTGATCGCTGATGGCGAAGTGATCGTATATCATCCAGACACCAAAGCACGGGTTCATTTCAAGGCCAATGGTGATATTGATGTGGTGACGGCAGGCTCAGACATCAACATAACATCAGCGGCGAATGTAAACGTGGTAGCAGCGCAGGACATCAGTATCACTGCCACTGGCCAGACAAAAATCACATCCACTGGCAATGTGACCATTGACGTTGCTGGAGACATCAAGACACTTAGCGATAGCACTAAGTTTGCTAATGCCGCTGATACAGAAGACCTGCATACAGTGCTAAGCGATTTGATAGCTATTCTAATAAGTTTTGGTTTTATCAGCCAAGTAGGATTTAATCCCGCCGCTACTGCGATCAAAGTTCGTTTGGATGCGCTGAGATAACAATGCCACATGAAACAACAACAGGATTTGTCCGAGGCATAGATGCTGTCCTTGATGACAGAATCGACGGCACCTACGATTTCCAGATCGGTGGTGATGGAGATATCTTGACAGCCGATGCCTTTGACGCTGCCATCATCGTCTCATTGTTTACAGACAAGCGTGCTGACGCTTCTGAAGTACAACCTGCCCAGTTGAGACGGGGCTGGATCGGCAACGAAAGCACGCCAGACTTTGAGATCGGCAGCAAGCTGTGGCTGTTTGAGCAGTCCCGTCTCACGCAATCTGTTGTGAACGGTGTCACTGATGCCGCGCAGCAAAGTCTGCAATGGCTAGTTGAAGATACGATTCCTGCCACTGATACTACGATTGCTGATAATGTTTCAGCCGCCGCCGCAGTGACAAACGGAACTATCAATTTGGTAATTACAATTGAAAGACCCAGCTCACAGGTGGAGAAAAGATACTTCGACTTGTGGCAGAATACGGGGTCAGGAGGTTTGAGCTAATGGCTCTAAATATACCTGAATCTGCTGCGGAGATTGATCGCCGCTCCAAGAATGATGTGAAGAATGAATTGCAACAAGCTAACCCGTTCCTAAGAAATTCGTGGCTCGGTTCTATCATTACATCCTTGGCTAATCGTATTTTTGACTTCTATTTTGCCTTGCAGCAAGTAGAGCTGGAGTCAATTCCTGACACGGCTGTTGACCAGCTTGATCGGTGGGCCAGTATTTTCGGGATCATCAGGGATGAGGCCACAGTAGCCCAGGGTGGCGTGATTTTCACGGGTACACTTGCTGAGACCATTCCGGTCAACACCATCGTGGCTACTACGGACGGTCTGGAATATTCACTTTTGGGGGATGTGACTATCACTACTCAGGTCAATAGTGTTGATACCGTCACTAGGAGCGGCACCACTGTTACGGTGACCACAAACGCCGACCATAATCTCAGCAACAATGTCCGTGTTACGATTGCTGGTGCAGTGGAGATAGACTACAATGGCACGTTCGATATTATTGTCGTGTCGAACACTGTTTTCACTTATGAAATATCGGAATCTCCATCGACGCCTGCTACCGGCACAATCACTGCCACGGGTTCTTATGGCAACGGGATCATTCAATCCTTAGATTTCGGCGATGCTGTAAACAGAGACTTTGGGGTAGCCATGAATCTTCAGTCGCCTATTCTCGGCATTGATGACGAGCTACTGGTGGCTGTAGATGGCGTCGTGGGCGGTGTTGACAGGCAATCGGATACATCACTTCGCAGTGAATTGCTGGAGCGCATCAGAAATCCTGTTGCACACTTCAACGTTTCTGATATAGTGACACAGGCGAAATTGATACCGGGTGTTACAAGAGTCTTCGTGGAAGAAGTTACACCGGCTATCGGCCAAGTCACTGTGTTTTTCATGCGTGATAATGATGAGACCACTATCCCCTCCAGCGCACAGAGCACCATCGTGAAGAACAAGCTGCTGGAAATCATACCGGCTAACACAGATGAATCTGATCTATTTGTCAGTGGCCCGACAGCAGTGACACAGAATTTCACGTTCACTGCATTATCACCGGATACGACTACTATGCGTGCGGCTGTCTCTGCTTCTCTAGAACAATTCTTCAAAGAGAAGACAGATGTTGGAGTTGACGTTGTGCAGGAAGCCTACAACGCTGCGATCTTCAATACACTAGACACTACCAACGGAGATGTTGTGGCATCATTCACTGTAACCGTTCCGGCAGGCGATATCACAGTAACCTCTGGTGAAATCGCTGTACTGGGCAGCATCACTTACCCGTAAGGCAACGAGATGGCGATTCTAATACAGGGAATAACGGTACCTAACGGCGATGGCCTTTTTGTCATGCGCGAGGATCTTGGTTCGCCTATAACTACCGATGATCCTATCGTAGTTGCAGGTAGCTATACTGTTGCTGAGATGATCCAGGCAGCTAACGACAACTTGGCTGCCGAACCGTCTTTGTCGAATACGTATGTGTTCGGTTCAGCACAGACGCCAGGGATTGAAGTCTCCGCCGACAATGGCTGCTTCGTGCTATCTGAGAATGCTGGTGTAGCTGTAGAGACAAGGGATACGTTGATCGCTGCTAAGTTTTACAGCGCCCGTGAGTTTGCTCCTATTATGGAAAGCCATTTGAATGCAGACAGCGGATTATCAGAGACCTACACAGTTACGTTTGATGCGGGTACTCTGAAGTTCACTGTCACTTCCACTGGTTCTTCGCTGCTGTTCTACAATGCCATCGGTTGCCTGAACCTAGTTATCGGAATCCAAGGCACTGCCACGCTAGATTACGATACACAGACTGTTGCTTTCACAATAGGGGAACCTATCACTGGTGGAACCAGTGGTGCAGTAGGTACCATTCTGGCAGATACGGTTCCGAGTGTTGGAGATGGAACACTGACTCTGGAGAATGTCGAAGGAACTTTCTCTGCGGGTGAAGTTATTACAGGTGCCCAAACTGGTGTAGCTGAAGCAGTAGGTGCCCAGACTTATGATCCCGCAGTCTCCACAGCATTGGCCACCACTGTGCTGGCTTTCACTGTCACGTCAGATGGTACCGACATTGATTTCGATGAGCCTGGAAACCTCTTGGGCGCTCTGATGAATATGGATGGGCTTGTGGGGACCCCCTCAATTGTCGG